TAACTGTAGGTATCGCACCTGTGGTGCTTTGTAAGTCGTTTGTTTTTACAACACTCATATTAAACCACCGTCCATTCTGAGCCTGTAGGCACTGTTACTGTTACGCCTGTGTCCACTGTGATTGGGCCAGCACTCATAGCATTCTTACCGCTAGTGATTGTGTAGTCTACAGTAACGTTTGTGTCATTCTCATAAAAAACTTCATTAGAACCTCCACCAGTAGCACCACCGCCACCAGAAGCAGACTCAAAGGCACTAAAGGCTACAACTTCTAAAGTATCACCAATAGTAGCACCAGAAGTCAGAGTAATAGTAGAACCATCATTAGCTGTGTAGTCTGTGTTAGGGACTAAGTGAACGCCATTAAGGTAGGCATCAAGATAGCCGACAGTATATCCAGCAGTATTAAACACAGTCTGTCCAGCCGTAGCTGTAAATATATCACGTACTTGTGTAGCTTGTGGTACTGGCTGTGTGCCTATGTATCCAGACATTATATGTTCTCCAATGCCGCTACACGGCTTTCTAAGGATTCAATTTTTGTTAAGGCTTCCTGCAATGCAGCAGTCAACAAAGGAACTAGTTTGGATTGGTCTATGCCTTGATAATCAGGCACTTCACGCTCACCTATAACAGCTTCAACAGCAGGAGTTAGCTCGTTACCTTCATCATCATAAGTAGCTTCAACAGCAGGCGTTACTTCGTACTCCTCTGTAGTCATTGCGTCTTTAGTGCCTGTTACAGATTCAGGTACAACTTCCTGTGCTTCATGAGCAATAAAACCATCTACTCGGCTGCCATCAGCTTTCCATGCAAAATTAACTGGGTTAAGTTGCATCAGGCGGTCATAGGCGTTAGCTACGGGTTGTATATCTTCTTTTAGGCGGTAGTCTGATGATGTGTTGTAGGATGTTGCTGACCCACTAGTCGCAATTGTTCCGACAAGCCCGTTTGGATTATAAAAATAAATAGATGCCGATGATGATGTCGTGGATTTTGACATTCTTAATGACACTCTATCATTAGATGATGGATAGAAACCAGACCCGTAGTTTGTAGTGTCTGGGAGTGTTGTACAACCGATTAGTAACTGACCGCTAGCGTCGATACGCATGCGTTCTGTGCCGTTAATATCAAAGGCAATAGGGGATGATCTATCATTAATAATTTGAAAATTAGCAGATCCAAACGCCCTACCTATTCGCCACGCTCTACCATTAGTGCCATAACCATCAATAGTATTAGTAAGATTACTAGAGCCTACAGTATTTAAACCAGAAGCAATACGTACCTGAGGATAGTCTGCTTCAATGTGCAACTCCTCTGATGGACTACTAGTACCTATACCTACGTTGCCGCTAGAGTCGATACGCATACGTTCATTACTAGCTTGATTAAATGCAATAGGCTCTGAACTGCCAGACCTTATTTGCCAAGTAGGATTTGTTAACGACAAGTCTGAGCAAGCTATACTTAAAACACCACCGCTTTGTGTTCTCCATCGTTGTGCAAAATGGTCAGTCCCACTTGTTGCTGTTTCATAGACAACTAAGTTAGCATCTGGACTACTAGTACCTATGCCTACGTTGCCGTTACTTTCTGTAATAGCACCGCCATCCTCAATAAACTGAGCATCAGCGTCTGCTCTTGTGTAACCATCTACCTGAGTAACACTGCTCTTAGAGCCAATATAACCAGCCATTATGATTGCTCCAGTACGCTCAATACAGCATCAACTGATGTGTTAGCTGATGTGGTCACTGTAACTACCTCTGTAGTCTCAGCAATAATCTTACCATCCAGTACGCTTAAAGCAGCACCTACAGGTATAGGGGCATCTTTGATAATGTATGTAGTACCTAACTGTACTGAGGCATTAACGGAAGCAGCAGACTTGTTAGCTAAATTCAGGCCAATAATAACACCAGTAGTAGCTGATGGAACGGTATATAACGTAGCACCGCCTGTAGTACCCTCTACCGTGTAGTTTTTGAAAGTTGAAGCCATTATATTCTCCTATTAGCCTAAAGCTATAGCCATTGTGATTGCAGACGCTTCAGCGTTAGCTTCGCTATTGGCTGCATTAGTCTCTGATGTGGCTGCGTTAGTGGCGCTTGTTGATGCATTAGTAGCTGAAGTAGCCGCACTGGTAGCCGATGTACTTGCATTACTCTCTGAGGTAGCAGCATTAGTAGCACTAGTAGCAGCGCTAGTAGCACTAGTAGCAGCACTAGTAGCACTAGTAGCAGCATTAGTAGCACTAGTAGCAGCGCTAGTAGCACTAGTAGCAGCGCTAGTTTCTGAAGAGGCTGCGTTTGTTTCACTATTCGCTGCATTAGTGGCACTACTGGCTGCGTTAGTCTCTGAGGTAGCAGCGTTAGTCTCTGAGGTAGCAGCGTTAGTCTCTGATGTAGCTGCATTAGTCTCTGAAGCAGCAGCATTTGTTGCTGACGTTGCTGCATTAGTCTCGCTAGTAGATGCGTTAGTAGCTGAAGTAGCAGCGTTAGTAGCACTAGTAGCAGCACTAGTTTCTGAAGAGGCTGCGTTTGTTGCGCTAGTAGCTGCATTAGTCTCGCTAGTAGATGCGTTAGTAGCACTAACGGCAGCGTTAGCGGCACTATTAGCAGCATCAGCTTCCGAAGCTAAGACATCATTATATATATCAATATATTCTGCTGTAATGTCGCCATCATCACCTTTATCGCCTTTATCGCCTTTTGGCCCTTGTGGGCCTACTACTGTTGCTAAATAATCGTCATTGTCGAGCTCTAAAGGGTTACTGGAAACTGGTGTCCCCTGACCACGATCTATACCCATTATTTTATCTCCGTGAAACGATAGACTGACCGAAGTACATACCTACTACGGACATGATTGCGTGTGGAAGCCATTCTGGTGTGACCATTCCCTCTAAGGACACATAATCAACAGCTTTATTTGTAAAGTCTAAAAATAACAGTTTAAATCCACTAGTTATTTCTATGGGTACTACAGTATTGAAGCCCCATAAAGGAGCAGTTAAAATAAAACCAGCCATAGCCATAAAAGAAACAACTAAAAAACGTCTAATCCACTGTGCGTTAGGTGTATCATAACTACGTGCACCTTCTACACTGTCCTCAGAGGCCGTAAAACGCGCTAGAAGCTGTGCTTGTTGTTCAGCCTTATCTTTCTGTGACTGAGACCATAACTTCAATACAGCGCCTCCTACGAGGCTTGCAAGCATAGTAATTACTTCTAAAGGTACACCAAACATACTAAGACCTCTTACGCTCTAATAGACGTTCTTGTTTCATTTGTTTCTCTCTCTTGCGTTCCCAGCTAATCCATGTGCCTGCAAAAGCAGGGTCAGTAGGATCAAGCTGTACTTGAGGAGCTACGATAAACATATGCGAATCTTCTCCACAGACCTTACACTTCTTAGGCTCTTTACGCTCTGCAATAGAGCTCATTTGATCTGTAACGTGTTCGTTTTTACACTTGTATGAGTAGATTGGCATATATTCTCCTAAAGGTTATAAAAGGGCTCATTGCGAGCCCTTTGTCTTGCAGACTACGATTAAGCAGCAACCTTGAAAGGTACGCCAGCGTTATCGCGTAGTTCACCAACACCATAGATAGTGTCAGCGGTGAATAGATCACCCAAGTACTCTTGCTTGTACTGAGTCTGAGAACGAACTCCCAACTGTTCAGCCAATACTAGAGCATCTTTGTGGATCAAAGCACCAACTCGGTTTGCGCCACTGTCAACAGTAGGTGCATTGTTGGTAACGTAAACGTCAACACCATAAACACGACCGATCTGACCATTCTTGATGGCTTCACCAGTGCCGATGAAGGCTTGCTCAGTGAATCGGTTGATGCCTAGCATATCAGACTTAGCTACTGGAGGAAGAACCAAAGCACGATCGTTCATAGGAACGTCAGCGTTGTCCAGTTGTAGCATCATAGCACGAATACCTGCATCAGTGATGTCAGCGCCAGCGCCAGAAGACCAAGTAGTACCGTCACCTTCTAGGAAAGTACCGCCATTCAAGGCTTGTACTAGACCGAATAGGTCGTCGTCTACTTGAGTAGCCAAAGCGTAACCAGCATCAGAAGTATAGAACTGACGCATGGAGCTTAGAGCTTGCTTCTCTACGATGTCTTCAATCATTACAGAATATTCGTAGTGTTTGTTGATGTTTACAATCACTTCAGTAGCAGTGTCAGTGTTCAAAGTTACTTGAGACTGAGCTGCCTTAACATTCGCAGAGCCACGACCGGGCTTTGGAATATGAATAGAATCACCTTTCTTACCAACGTGACTCATGCGAGTAACAAGGTTAGCAAGAACTAAGTTTTTCTTGTAAGAAGCGATTACTTCGTTAGACCACAATTCTGGGATAAATACTGCCCCAGTAGTGGTAGTTTGATGATTAGTACCTAGTGCCATTTTAATTAACTCCTATAGTTATTTGACACGACCCTCTGCATAAGCAGCCATAATTTCTGGTTGCATAGCCGCATAGCGTTCTGGGTCTGTTTGATTTAAACGAATGAGGTCTGCGCTACGATAAATTTTCTTACTTCCAACGGATTCACCAGACGACCTACTTTCAGTACGACCTGCTTTAAGCGCCTTTTGTTTGGAAGCCTGTTTCTCCGACTCCACCTCCTTAGTTTTTGAAATTAGTTGCCGGTCTTTCCATGTAGAAAGAAGTTCATCGGCTGCATCAAAATCATAGGCGTTTGCTTCTTGAAACAAGCGTTGGCGTACTTTACTCTGTTGAATCCATTCCTGAAACTCAGTTGATCCTACGATCTCTTGAGCATCTGGATGTGACTGATTTAATTTTTGAAGAGTTAGCTGGTGCTGTTGCTCTTCGTTAAATTTCTCAGCTTGCTTGAGCTTAGGATGATTCTTGATTTTTTCTTCGATGTACTTATCTGGATCATCGTAGAAGTCAAGAGGTTCTTCTTTAGTCTCAGCGGTTTGCTGATTTACCTGAGATTTAAGAAAATCTTCAGTCAGTTTACGCAGTTCGCCTAACTCGCTACCTTTACGGCCTAACTCTTTCTCAAGCTGTTGGTACGAATTAACGATTTCTTCTACTGACTTATCTTTAAACTTATCTGGTACTACATACTCATCAGCAGCTTGTTCCGTTTCTTCGGAGGTTGCTTCAGTTTCTAGTACTTCTAGTTCTTCTGTATTTTCTTCTACAGGGTCAACGACAATGTTATTTACCATAGTGGTGTTCTCCGTCTTTTATCAAGATTGTGGAGTTAATAAAAATGAAACCGAGTCCTATTCGGATTGTTCAGCTTCTACAAGTTTTGTCTGTTCCTCTAATGTGATCAGCATATTGAGGATAGACAGTTGCCCCTTAATAAAGTTAAGGGACTTTTCATCTTCAGCAGCATAAATAGTGTTTAGAGAGTCATACATGGCTTTTAGATCATCAACTAATGACCTCCACCCGTCTGTCTCTAACATTACCCAACGCTGCTTGAAGAAATCTTCGTTAGTTAGGGTTTG